GGATAGTATATTGTCAGCAGCCTTGGACGATGATCATAAGAACCAAGCAGCGGCTTGGAAGCTTTGTATGGATAGATTACTACCCGTCAGCTACTTTGAGAAAGACAGAGACTCTGGAGGTAAGAGTGCCATCAATATATCCATTACTGGAGTTGGTGGCGAGACTACTGTCATCTCTGGTGGTGCGGAACCCATTGAAGGGGACTACACAGATGCATAACATCAACAATGATTTAGATTACTTCACTAGAGAAGAGTTTGCCTGTCAGTACACAGGCGACAATGAGATCAGTGATGATTTACTATTGAAGTTAGATATGTTAAGAGCAAAGTGTCAGTTCCCCTTCGTTATCACTAGTGGCTTCAGATCAGAAGACCACCCAATCGAACGTAAGAAGGAGAAAGCAGGAACTCATGCCCAAGGAATCGCAGCGGATATTAAAGTTAGCAATGGAATACAGCGGTACAAGATTGTTGAAGAGGCCATTAAAATGGGCTTTACAGGAATTGGAATTGCTAGTAGCTTTGTGCATGTTGACATCCGCAGTATTGACGGTAATGAGTCTCCTGTAATGTGGTGTTACTGATATGCCTAGACTACCTACTAATGTTAGTTTGTTTGGTCAGTACTTGCTAGGGGATAAAAGTACTATTACGGAAAAAGACTTCACTCCTGAAGAACTACAGGCTATTGTTAAACAAGTAGAAGCCCAAGACAAAGCCAACGCTAAAGCAGAACAACGTGTTCGTGGCAGAGCCAAAGCGAACTTAGAACGCCTTAAAGAACCTTCTAAAGTTGACAGCTACACAGGACTTAATACAGTAAGTGGAGTTGGTTTAGAACAAAAATTAAACAAAACAACTAACAGTCTTGAAGATGTGTATAAAACTCAAGACCAGTACAACAAAAAAGTACAAAAACAGATAAACAAATGGCAGGGAAAGATCGACTCTTTTGACAAAACTCGTAACAAGACATCAGTAGTGGGTTATAGAGATAGCAGGACAGACAATGATGGAGAAGGGTTGATTGACGCTATAACCAACACCTTTTCTTCTCCTGCTTACAATATAGAAACATCTTTAGGTCACTACAACGCTTATAAGAACGAAGATGGGACTGTGACAGTAAAAGACACATACGATTTCTATGGTTATGGTTATGATGAGGGGAGTACGGTTTCACTAACAGATTTCCTTAAAGCATTACCAAAAGCAATAACTAAGCCAGAGGCGTTTGGTACGTTGTTATCCCGCTTTGCTTTGCCTAATAGACGGAGAGATGTAAAAATAGAGCTTCCGTCAACTAAAGACAAGCAAGCTAAAGCAGCTAAGACATTCAAGGATGCTTTATAATTGAGTGATTTAAAGGTTGAGCTACTCCCGTGGCAGCAAGAAGTCTACGAAGACACTACAAGATTTAAAGTTATAGCCGCGGGTAGACGTACAGGCAAGTCTCGTCTAGCTGCTTGGGCTTTAATACTAAACTGTTTGTCAGCCAAGAAGGGCCAAGTGTTCTACGTTGCTCCTACACAGGGGCAGGCTAGGGACATTATGTGGCAGATGTTACTTGAGCTAGGTCATGGTGTCATAGCCTCTAGCCACGTTAACAACCTACAGATCAAGTTCATCAATGGTGCGCTGTTAACCCTCAAGGGTGCAGATAGACCTGAGACTATGCGTGGTGTTAGTCTAAAGTACTTGGTGATGGACGAGTATGCCGACATGAAGCCAGAGGTGTGGGAACAGATACTACGCCCTGCTCTTGCGGATCAGAAGGGTGAGTCTATGTTCATTGGTACGCCAATGGGACGTAATCACTTCTATGACTTGTTTACATACGCTAGTGTATCCGATGATGATGATTGGTCAGGTTATCACTTTACTAGCTTCGACAACCCATTACTAGACCCAGAAGAGATACGGGCTGCTGAGAAATCAATGTCAGCCTTTAGCTTTCGTCAGGAGTTTATGGCCTCGTTTGAAGCTCACGGCAGTGAGTTGTTTAAAGAAGATGATGTTAAGTTTAGCGAGGAAGAACCCACAGATGGTGATTTTTACATTGCTGTCGATTTGGCAGGATTTGCAGATGTACAAAAAGTTACGACTAAAACCAAAAGACTTGACCAAACGGCAATTGCTGTGGTTAAAGCGGGTGTGGACGGGTGGTGGGTTGCTAATATCATACATGGCCGTTGGGGAGTCGAAGAGACCGCAAGACGCATATTTGAAGCAGTCAGAGACTACAAACCACTCGCAGTCGGTATTGAAAAAGGAGCCTTAAAGAACGCTGTAGCGCCTTACCTCAACGATCAGATGAAGAAGAACCAACGATTCTTCCGTGTAGAAGAGCTTACTCACGGCAACAAGAAGAAGATAGATCGTGTTGTATGGGCATTGCAGGGTCGCTTTGAACACCACAACATCACATTAAACAAGGGAACGTGGAACACAGAGTTCCTAGATGAGCTATTCCAGTTCCCTAACCCGTTAGTCCACGATGACTTGATAGATGCTTTGGCGTATATAGACCAACTTGCAAAGGTTAGCTACGCTTTCGACTATGAAGAAGAAGACTACGAATTCCTCGACAAATACGCAGGCTACTAACTATGATTGAAGATAAAGAAAACTTTGCACAAGAACAGAACCTAGAAGATTGGGTTATACAGAAGTGCGATGGGTGGAGGGATCACTACGAAGCCAACTACTCTGATAAGTTTGATGAATACTACAGACTCTGGCGTGGTCAGTGGTCTTCTGAAGACAGGACACGCACAACTGAGCGTTCACAGATTATCTCCCCCGCACTACAGCAGGCTGTTGAGTCATCTGTAGCTGAGTTGGAAGAGGCTACTTTTGGCCGTGGTAAGTTCTTTGACATTAAAGACGATGTTATGGACCAGAACCCTGAAGACATTGCTATGCTACGTCAGCACCTTGACGAAGACTTTAAGAAGAACAAGGTTAGGAAGGGTGTAGCTGAGTGTCTAATCAACGCTGCTGTATTCGGTACAGGTATTGCTGAGATAGTACTTGAGGAAGAAAAAGAGATGCAACCCGCTACTCAGCCCGTCATGGGTGGAGAGATGCAGGCTGTTGGTGTCAACATTATTGACCGTACCTGTATCAAGCTACGCCCTGTGATGCCTCAGAACTTCCTTATCGACCCTGTAGCCACTGACATTGAGTCAGCTTTGGGCTGTGCTGTCGATGAGTTTGTACCTTCACACTCCGTAGAGCAACTACAGGAGAGTGGTGTATACCGTGATGTAGACATTAGCGTAGCATCTCCAGACTTTGACATAGAGCCAGATCAAGACCTGTCACGCTATGACGATGATAAGATTAGACTGACTAAGTACTACGGCCTTGTGCCACGCCACCTGCTAAAGAAGGCTATGGAAGAGGAAGAAGCTGAAGACGAAGAGGTTATCGAGTTTGCTGAAGAGCAAGAGGATGATGACAGCTACTACGTAGAGGCTATTGTTGTTATTGGTAACGGTGGTACGCTCCTTAAAGCCGCTTATAATCCCTACATGATGCAGGATCGTCCTATAGTCTATTTCCCTTGGGATGTTGTTCCTAGCCGCTTCTGGGGCAGAGGAGTATGTGAGAAAGGTTATAACTCTCAGAAGGCGTTAGACGCAGAACTACGCGCTAGGATAGACGCTCTTGCTCTTACCATACACCCTATGATGGCTATGGACGCTTCACGTATGCCTAGGGGTGCTAAACCTACCATACAGCCGGGAAAAACCATCCTAACCAATGGCAACCCTGCTGAAATCCTACAGCCCTTTAACTTTGGACAAGTTAGTCAGATTACCTTTGCTCAAGCACAGGCGCTACAGACGATGGTACAGACTGCCACAGGCGCTATAGACTCAGCAGGTATTGCAGGGTCAGTAAACGGTGAATCTACTGCCGCAGGTGTCTCTATGTCGCTAGGTGCTATTATCAAGCGCCACAAGCGTACCTTGATTAACTTTCAAGAGTCATTCCTTATCCCATTTGTTACTAAGTCAGCTTGGCGATACATGCAGTTTGAGCCTGAGATGTACCCAGTAGCGGACTACAAGTTCCATACCTCTAGCTCACTAGGTATTATTGCGCGTGAGTACGAAGTAACACAACTAGTACAACTTCTACAAACGATGTCTCCAGACACGCCTATGTATCCTAAGCTAGTGATGTCCATCATTGACAACATGAACCTGTCTAACCGTGAAGAGCTTATCGCTACACTGGAGCAAGCTAACACACCTAACCCTGAAGCTGAACAAGCGCAACAACAAGCACAACAAGCTGCTCAACAAGCAGAGATGGCGTTTAAAGCTGCTCAGTCTGCTGCACTTAACGGTCAGGCACAAGAGTCCGCCGCTAGATCGCAGAAGATGGAGGTGGAAGCACAGGCTATACCACAGGAAACAGAGATTGCCCGTATTAAAGCAGTCACTACTGGGCTACAAGCAGGAGATCAAGACGATAAAGAGTTTGAGAAGCGTCTTAAAATCTCTGAGCAGTTATTAAAGGAACGTGAAGTAGCAGTCAAGGAAGGTAAGCCTGCGCCACAGCAACAAGCTGAACAGCAACCACCTCAAGGATTACCTTTACAATGATAAGCTCAAGAGAACTAGAACACGTAGTAGAGCAGGTTAACTCTAAGTTTGAGGAACTGTTTAAGAAATTAGCATCACTAGAAGAGGAAGTTAAGAATGCCAACAAGAAAACCGTCAAAGGGAAAAGCAAAGGTTAAGATAACTGCTGACGGTAAGAAAGTTAGCTATGGTCAGGCAGGTAAAGCCAAAGGTGGTGGGCCTCGCGTACAGGCAGGAACTTCCAAAGGAGATGCTTATTGTGCTAGAAGCCTAGGCATTAAGAAAGGGCTATCTAAGGATAAACAGAACGATCCTAACACCCCTAATAACCTATCGCGCAAGAGATGGAAATGCTCAGGCGCTAAGTCGAGGAAATAGCTATGTACGGAAGAAGTAAGCCAGTTAAGAAAGCTAAGAAAACTACCATGCCTTTGCCCAAGAGAGGCGCAAGAGTGCTAAAGAACAAGCAGAAGAGGACAAAGTGAAAGAAATAACTTGACATTTAGGCACAGATGTGCTATAATATCTGGGTAACATACACTTATGACAACTGTCCTAACGGAGAAACAGTATGCTTGACAAAGAGCTAGAGCTATATTACCGAAACTTTAGAAACATGTTTGGATCAGATGGTTGGAAACAGCTACTTGGTGATTTAAGCAACAACGCAGTAATGATTAATTCAGTAGAGTTGGCTAAAGATGGAGATGATTTACGTTTCCGCAAAGGACAACTTGCTGTTATAGCTAACCTACTTAACTTAGAAGCTCAGATAGACACAGCGGAACAAGACGCTTTAGAAGCGGAACAAGAAATAGAATGAGGGCTATGTTTGAGTTCAGGTGCGTATCAGGACACACACAGGAACGATACATCGACTCTGACGTTACACAAATCCCATGCATTGAGTGTGGGAAGACAGCGGAAAGAATTACAAGCGCAGTGCGGTCTAAGCTTGACCCTATCTCTGGAGATTTTATGGGTGCTACCGGAAAGTGGGAAAGGAATAGAGCGCAAAAGCTGCAACAAGAGCGTAAGGCCAACTCCTGATACTGGGAAGCCCTACATAATACACCTCCATAATGAGTTTACTCACGGAGTTTAATAATGGCAACACTAATAGACGAGCGTTCAGAAGAAGAAGTTAACGAAGAAGAGATCAGTCAGATAGAGGCACAGGAACCTGAACAGGATACTCCTGCTGAACCAACAGATGACATCCCCGACAAGTATAAGAACAAGAGTACAGCAGAGATTGTACGGATGCACCAAGAAGCTGAGAAGCTACTAGGTCGTCAAAGTTCAGAAGTAGGGGAACTAAGATCAGTCGTTGACAACTACATCCAAACACAACTCGACACAACAAAAGCAACCCCAGAACCTGAAGAAGACATAGACTTTTTCTCTGATCCCGACAAGGCAGTCGAAAGAGCTATTAAGAATCATCCGTCAATTAAGGCGGCTGAAGCACAGAACCAACAGTATAAGCATAGTACAGCACAGGCTGCATTGCAACAACGTCATCCCGACATGCAAAACATCCTGACTGACACTAAGTTTGCTGAGTGGATCAAGGCTTCAAAGATTCGGACACAGCTTTTTGTACAAGCAGACCAGAGTTATGACGCAGAAGCTGCTGATGAACTTTTCACTAACTGGAAGGAACGTCAACAAGCAGTAGGTCAGACGGTAGCTACAGAGAAGACGCAACGTAAGGAAGCAATTAAGAACGCTTCCACAGGTGGAGTTACAGGAAGTAACGAATCTAAATCGCGTAAAGTTTATAGACGTTCAGACATTATTAAACTTATGCAGGACGATCCAGAAAGATATTTATCCTTGAGTGACGAGATCATGCAAGCGTATCAAGAAGGAAGAGTCCGTAAATAAAACTCTTTTAAGGAAGTATTATCATGGCTACATCAGTATATCCCGCTACAGCAGGTTTTGTAGACAACACAAGCGCAGCTAAGTTCATCCCAGAAATCTGGTCTGACGAAGTAATTGCTGCATATAAAACCAATCTTGTATTGGCTAACCGCGTCAAGAAAATGAGCATGACAGGTAAGAAAGGTGATACTATTCACGTTCCCAAGCCTGCGCGTGGAACAGCTACCGCTAAAGCTGCTAACACAGCAGTAACTATCCAGAATTCTGTTGAGTCAGAAGTTCTGATTAACATTAACAAGCACTTTGAATTCTCTCGTTTGATTGAAGACATTACTGAAGTACAGGCTTTGGCCTCGCTCCGTCAGTTCTATACTGGTGATGCAGGTTATGGTTTAGCTAAACAAGTTGATGATGATTTGTTTACACTAGGCAAGTCTTTTGGAAACGGCAATGGTTCTAGTTTTGTTAACTCTGGTTCTTTTCAGATCAACGCATCTTCTGGCGCACTTGAGGCTTTTGATATTGATGGCGTTGCTGACTTAGGTGCTTTCACAGACGCAGTATTCCGTGATCTAATTCAGAAACTAGATGACGCTGATGTGCCTATGGACAACCGTTCCTTTGTTATCCCACCCTCACTGCGTAATGCAATTATGGGTATTGACCGTTACACCTCTACTGATTTTGTCAACGGCAAAACTATAGAGACAGGTAAGATTGGTAACTTGTACGGTGTTGATGTGTTTGTATCATCTAACTGTCCTATCACTGATCCTACCGATACTGCTAAAGGTCGCGGTGCTTACTTGTTCCATAAAGATACTATGGTTCTGGCAGAGCAACAAGCTATTCGTTCACAAACGCAGTACAAGCAAGAGTTCTTAGGCACTCTTTACACTGCTGACACGCTATATGGTACGCAAGTAATGCGTCCAGAAGCAGGTTTTGTATTGTCAGTTAAGTAAGTCTGCAACACTGGGGGATTCTACGGAGTCCCCCTTTCTTTTTTGTTTGTTTCTGTAGGGACTATTCATGGCTATATTTAGAGGTGACGGGGGTGCAGGCGATTCCAACACGGACGCTATGCTATCGCTAGTTACAGCACAGGCTGTTATAGCCACTACAAAAGCAAGCGAATCCGCTTCTAGTGCTTCGGGTGCAAGTACATCTGCAAGTACTGCAACAACCAAAGCAAGTGAAGCATCATCTTCCGCAAACACAGCCGCATCTGCTGCTTCAGGTGTTAGTGCTTCTGCAACAGCAGCGGCTAATTCTGCAACAGCATCGGCTAACAGTGCATCAGCATCAGCTACAGCAAAAACTAATGCAGAGACTGCTGAGAGTAACGCAGAGACTGCTGAGAG